CCTAAATTAATATAGTTGTTGTTTGGTATATAAAATGGAGATATTTGCTTATTGTTTTTTAGCATATAGGAGTACGTTTGAGAAATATAAACCTCGCTTGTGCTATCTGTATTTAAAAGCTCTTCTGCGGAATCAACAAAGTCTGACCCGTGTTTCCAATAATGTACTCCTATGAGTGCATCATTAGATATAACTTCTTTTTCTACAATTTTGATTATCTTATTATCAACAACTTCAGCATAGCTATGCTTTGGATCGTTGGCATTAAATAGAACTACTGAGCCGTCGCAATTTGTTTCTTCAATATAATCAATAAATTCTTTATGATCCCAGTTTAATATTTGATCACAATTAATTGTAATAAGAGGGTCTTTATTGTTTATATATTTTTTTGCATACATTACTGCATCTGCAGCACCACGTTGTTTTTTATCTACTTTTATTTCGATTGCATCGGGTTGAATTCTTTTAATAATAGAAGACAGCTCAACATTATATGCATCATTTTTGTATTCTTTTGTAATAAAAATATACTGGCCTTTAATTCCAAGCGTCTCCACGGAGTGCTCGATCATTGTTTTTCCGTTAACAACAATTAATGGCTTAGGGGTTTTAATTCCAGTAGAAAGAAATCTAGTTCCTTCACCAGCTAATGGTATAACTATATTAATCATTATTTACCAATTCTTTTAATTTACTCATACTCATTATACTATATCTATTCTCCTAAAAACCTTAAGCCATATTCTTTTGAAGCTTCAATTCCAGCCTCACTTAATTTTATTTCTGCCTCTAGGTTTTCATTATACTCTACTTCTATAAGACCCTTTTCATAAAGATCTAATAGTGTAGTATCAACATGCTCTTGATGAGATTGCCACAACTCTGGGGCAAGATCTTTTGCTTTTTCAGTAACAGAAAATAAAATTTCTCCGTCTTTATCTACTCCAGAAATTTCAATAGCTCCTATTTCAAGATAGTATTCAAACACTTCGTCCATTATTTAATCCAATCCTTTAAGTAAGATGTTGCAATTTCTGCAACATGTTGATGTCTATGTGAACCCCAGTGTGCATTTCTAATTCCGTAGTTGCTATCGCTTCCAAGATCAAAATATTTAGGTCCAGAAGACCTAAGCTCTTCGTGGCATAACACCCTTTGCCCATCCTTTAGATAGCTATCTTCAATAGTATCATAATCTATAGACCAATTTTGCATTTCTATATCAACTAAAGTTTTATAATTTTCTCCTTTTAATTGTTTTAGAACTAAAAATTGTTTTTGATCCCAGGTAGACCATGCAAATTTAATTCCAGCTACCTCGCAATAAGCCTCAAGCATGTTGAGGCTTTGTGCAGAAAGGAAGTGTGGAAATTCTGGACTTAAAATCTGTTCTGCAATAAATGGCCTTATTGCTACCTTAAAATCTTTTTCAATATTTCCTGGTATAAATGCATTTTGCATTAGGTTTGGATCAGAGGGATCTATTTTAGCACTTGTTGTAAAAAGCTTTTTATTAACTATAATAGGCATTCTATAAAATTCTGGAAATAATGCGTATAAATATTTAGGGTGCCCAAACTCTTTAAAATAAGCAAATATTCTTTTTACTTGACCATATACAGAGTCTCCAGATAAAGCAACATTGGCATACGAAAGGTTTAAATTTTTTGCAACAACGCTAGACCAGATATTTTTTTCTGGAACTCCTGCTCCCCATGTTAAAGAGCACCCAGCAAAAAGTATATCGGTGCCTTTAACAAATTCTGGAGACCTGTAGTTTTTTTTATTTAAAGTATATTCTATTCCATTATCTGCAAATGAGTGATCAACTGAAGAATCTTCAATTAAATTATTTGTGTATATTAAATGCTTATTATATTCTGAAAGGTTAAAATATTTGCTCGGTCCATATAAAAATGAGTCTAAAAAACTCTCATTATTGTCCGTGTGCAAGTTAAACATATTACCTCCAGTGCAACAAGTAGGACTTGAACCTACGATTACCGAATTATGAGTTCGGGGCTTTAACCAACTAAGCTATTGTTGCCAGTTAGTATATTATAACTATAATGCGCCTGCCAGTCAAGGACATCCCGCTCATCATTTATTAATGGTTGGCCTTTTATATTTAAACTTGTATTTAAAAGTACTGGGCAGCCAGTGTCCCAATACCATTTTCTTAAAAGCATGTGTAGTCCTGGATGTTGCTCTCTGCTTACTGTCTGTACTCTAGATGTTCCGTCTTTATGAACAACTGAAGGTATCTTGTCTGGGTATTTACATTTAACTGTATACTGCATGTATGGTGATGTAAAATCCATATCAAACCACTCGCTTGCAAATTCTTCCAAGACTACTGGGGCAAACGGCCTGAATTGTTCTCTTTTTTTAATCTTATTTACTTTATCTTTAATGTCTGGATCTCTAGGGTCTGCTAGAATGCTTCTGTTACCAAGTGCCCTGGGCCCATATTCTGCTCTACCAGTTGCAACTGCAACTATCTTGTTGTTTTTTAACTCTGTAAGTATTTGATTAATTGGGTATTCTCCTCCAAGATTATAGCCTAAGTAAGGATTTTTCCACTCAATATGTTTGCCGTATAATGCAGCTGCTGCACCCAAAGAACTTCCAGCGTCTCCTGGGTTTGGCATAATCCAAATATCTTTAAATACTTTCCAAAGTAATGTGTTGGCTTTGCTATTTAATGCACAGCCTCCCATAAACACGAGGTTCTTTTTGCCTGTAGTTAGCTTTGCCATCTGCATAAACTCAAGCAACCTTTGTTCATAAACAAATTGAACTGCTGCTGCAAGATCATACTTTCTTTGCTCAAGCCATTCTCCTATGTATCCAGTTCCCTCTTGACCAGCAAAACATGGCACCTGACCCCAATTAAAATCTGTTATCCCTTTATGAAAATTATATAACTGAGTGTAATAATTTGGGAAATATTTATCTACTTCCTTGTAGTATCTAGTCCAATCTCCGTACCCAGCCATTCCCATTAGTATATATTCTTCTTCGTTTGGTTTAAGCCCTATAAGTTCTGTAAAAGCAGAATAGAATAGTCCAAAGCTGACTGGGTAGTTTTGTTTGTATTTTAATTTTATTTTTTCCCCTTCACCAATCCAGACAGTGGATGTATTATATTCTCCAATTGAATCCAAAACAACAATTGCGGCATCTGTAAATGGGCTAGTATAATATCCAGCACAGGCATGAGAATAGTGGTGCTTAAATGATTTTCTTGGTATGCCTTGTATCTCGAACCTAGGCTTCCAGTCTCCTAGACCACCCTTTAAAAGCAGTCTAGAGGCCTTTAGAGAGGGTTTCTCGTAGTAGGCTATAGCATCAGGTGCACCGTATTGTAAAGCATCATTAACTAAACTATCATTGATATACCAATCATTCTTTATCTTACTATATCTTTCAGAATGTCCAGCAAACAATATCTCTCCGTCTTTAATTAAAGAAACGGATGCATCGTGAGATGTCTCATTTACTCCTAATATAATCATTAGTATATAAACCTATTGTCTCTTCCTTTATATTTTTTTGAATTAATTTTTCTTTTTATTTTTTCTATAATATACAATATATTAAAAAGTAACTTCATCTAACAACATCCTTTCAATAATAATTTCTGCAAAATGTTGGTGTTGGTGCGCCCCTAAATGGACTTTATCATTTCCAATTTCAAAAATTTTTGGACACTCCTGCTCTAATTCTTTATGGCATAATATAATTTCTTCACACGGGTTGCTATTCATACAATTACTACAAGCTACCCCGTATCCATTATGGTAGTTTTGAGACTTTATTATATTTGCTTTTACTCCAAATGGGTCTTCCTCAAAATTTTGTGTAACAGACCATCTAAATCCTTCAAATGGTACGTAGTTTAAATATTGATCGTCTCCGCTCTTTGCAAATTTTGTTAGCTCATAGTCTAGGTTTGTATCCCATACAGACCAATAAAATTTAATATTATTAGAATTGCAATATTGATCTAGCATCATTATGCTTTTCATGTTGTGAAAAAATGGAACATCTTCTGTCAATATCTCTTCCAAACGAAACGGAGCTTTTTGATAAGAGGGCCTGTCGTCATTTAAATAATTTTTTATATAAAGGTAGCTTAGGGATGGAAGGCTATTGCTATTTTTTAAAGATCTATCAATTTGATCTGAAGACACATATTTTTGATTTACTGGTATTTGAAACCTTGTCATTTCTGGGAATAGGCAAATAAGGACCTTAGGGTTTCCAAATCTTTTAAAGTAGGCAAACAGGTTATTTATTATTGATGAAGTAGAAGATCCTGGAACTGATAGGTTAGCTGGGTTTAAATTAAAGTGTCTGCCTACAGAATTTCCCCATATGTATTCTTTTTCTATTCCCATTCCAAAAGTTTGTGAGCAGCCAGCAATAAGCATTTCCTCATTTGTTTTAAATTCTTTACACCTATATCCGAGAGAATTAAATTTATAACTTATATAATCATTTGGGTGTCCCGATTTCCCAAGCGTATGTGTGAATCCGTAATTTTCTTTACTAAGGTCGTTAAAAAATAAATGTCTATTTATTTCCAATTTGGTTTTCATCTTCTACTATAGACTGAACGTATTCAGAAAAATGTTTTCTAATAGATCCAGATGGGCGTTTTCCAATAACAGACCATATTCTTTTATACTCCATTACATTTGCAAATGTGGTCGGGCAAAGCACGATGCCATTTAGCTCTTTCATTACAGTTGGTAGAGGAACATGCTTTCCGCAGCACTTACACTCTTTTGCTTTTTCTTGGTACTCGCTCATATTATCTCCATATTTTCTATTGCTTCCGACAACCTATCTGGCATTCTTGGGGGTCTAATCATATTCATAGCAGAAACGTCTGTGCTATCTTTAGAAAAATCATTATCATAACTCATTGATTCATAAGTATGAATATTTATTTCAGAATTATTATCTGGCCTAGTTCTACTAATAGAATTAAATATAGAACCGCAAACTGCGTCTGCTAAATCCTTTGACCCCTTTCTTGGGTGATCAACCTTATCTCTCATTATTTTAAGCTGTAATAATTCATCAATAAGCAACGGTATGTGCGGTCCAGAAAGTCTTTCTTCTAGAACAACCATAGCCATATCGTCATAATGTTTTTTGGCGACAGATAGAATTTCTGTATTGATGCCATATTGTTTTAGTTGTTGCATCATATCATGAGAATTCCATCTGTCAAAAGTACACACGCTTATATTAAATCCTCGTGTTTTTAACAATAAAATATAATCTTTTACTTCAGTAAAGTCAACAGACTTGTCTGCAGTTGGTGTCCAATATCTTACTGCATCAACCTCTACGATAGGCGCTAGCTGTGAGTAGTTGTCTGTTACCCTTACGTTAACCCACTTGTTTACATGTGCCATTGCAACTGCACAGTGGTCATGTTTTTGTGCTAAGTCAACGTGAATAAAATATTTTTTTTCTGGATCTGGTTGAAACCACTCTTCAAGTCTTCCAAATTTATCAACTGCTATTCCAGTATTGTTAAAAGCTTTTTCAACTTTTTCTCTGGACTTAAAAAATGCATCAATCATTTCTGGTGGCATGCAGGCAAATCTTCCTAGTGCGTCCATGCTATTTTTGTAGAAGGCTGTTTTAAAATCCTCAATGCTTCTTGTAGGATTTACTTCCCAGGTTGGTCTCTTTAAGGCAAAGACCTTCGGTATTAAGTAAGATTTGATGTGGTCCTCTTCCCATTCAACAGTAACTTCATTGCCTTCTGTTCCGTCTGGTAAATCCTCATCCATCTTTAAAGTTTCTGATCTAATTATTATTTCTTTTTCTGCAATTACGGACTCATAAAATTTTTGTATCGGGTCGTTTTTAAATCGTGGGAAAGAAAGAAGAATTACTTTACCAAAGTCTGGGAATCGTGAGTCTACAGATGCACGGTACATGTCGTATATGGCATCAGCAGTCTTTGCTTGATCGTGGCCAGTTGTATTTTCAATTGCGAATCCTGATATCTCATCTAGGATAACAACAATAACGTTATATCCTTCCCATGCTTCACGTTCTGAGTGACCAGAGTGCACTGTAATAGCTTTATCAAATTTCATTTCAGAAGCCTTGGCTTCATACTTTCCTGCGAACCAAGGAGACTTATCGATTCTTGTTTTAAATCCCTTGAAGAAAACGTTATTTGCCTGCTGAGAGTTAATTGCAATATTAATAATATCTATTGCATCTCCAGGAGGCTTGCCATAATATGTTGCTGGATCCTTTAAGCATAATAGTAAATACACTATATAGGCAACTGCAATAGTAGAGCAATAATCTTTTCCAGAACCCTTACCTAGTTGGGCTATAACTTCAGTAGCAGTTTGTTTAGCAATTTCTTTACCACGTTCTTCTCCAAATAATTTTATAAGAGTTGTTTCTTTATATATTTGTGAACTTTTTTCAATTAATAAATATTGAAGTTCTGATAATGGAGGCAATGCAAGGTACCTTGGGCTAGTAACAAACTCTTCTAACTGTACTGGCTTCTCATCAAACTCTTCTCCGTCAAGAAGATCGATGAGATCTCCAAACTCAAACGACATCGGCATCCTCTATAACTACGGACTCAACAATTCCTGTTATTTGAGAAAGCCTTTTAGCAACATCTAGTTTACATTTTGGGCATCCAGCTGTCACTTCTTTTAAAATTCCAACTAAAATTTCTTGCTTTCTTTCGGTCTCTGCAATTTGAGATGCTATCTCGTTGCTTTCTAAAACACCAACTGCTTGCAACATTGTTATTCTTTTAGTCTCAATATCTGCAATTAATTTTAATGCACCCGCTTTTACATTAAGTTGTCCTTGGGTATCTGCATCTTCTACGGTTTTCCATGCTTCTTTAATAAGCATTGCGTAGTGTTGATCTGCACCTGATATAGCCTCTTTAGCTCTACCCCTAAGGCTTACATCGTTATGGACTACTTCTTTCCATTCATCAATAAGCTCTACAACCTCTGCCCTTTTAAATCCAGTGGAGTTTGCTATTTGTGTTGGGCTATTGCCCTTAAGCAGTTCTTCAACCACCTTGTTCATGCGGTCAAAATGTACTGCTGGCTCTATTTCATTCATATAATGATTATACTTCTAGTTGACTGAAATTGCAACCTTGTTGGCTATTTTAAGCAATATTAGGTATCCAATTAAGTCATCAATATCATTGTCTCCAGGGAAGGCTTGATCGTTTTGAATTCTATTTAACTTATCATCAATACGAACCCTGATCTGTTCTTTTGAATCCGCCTTTGAAAATATACGAATTGGGTCTAATGCAGAATTACCGTAAGATATATTCTTATTAATTAGCATCTCTGCAATCTCAAGACACTCAACAATAATCTTATTACCTGATGGGGCACCTGTAGAAATTAGTTGAAGGTCTGTTATCCAGGCCTGATATCCGCCAGACTTATTAGGGTATTCGCTCATCTTTTTTTAATTAATCCAAACTGGTCTAAGTATCTCTGTATAGTCATAGCAGAGACTCCGCACTCTTTACCTATTTCTGTAACTGTTTTCTTTTGAACAACGTACCTTCTATAAAGCCAATCTTTACTTTGATACATCTTTAACATATCTTAAACCCTCCGCAAGAATCTAAAAATATTCTAAAGTCATTAAAATCTGTAATATCTGGAACTGCAATTCCATTTAAAGAAAATTCTTTATGAACATAGTTCATTAATTTATCTGAAGACTGGTCTAAATCTAAAGCAATATACTCTGCTAAAATTAAGCATGCTTCTACATCTAAGCCATCCTCATCATTTGAATAAGGATATTCAACTTGTTGGGCAATATCTGGATATACTTCTGCTATTGCATCCCACATTCTGTGCCACGAAACAATATTTCTTCTAAAATGTCTTCCTTCTATTTCTGTAGGCATTAAGCCAATTAAATCCATAGCCATTATTTATCCCCCCCAAAAGAACTGTAAGATTTGTTTTTTAATTTAATTTTTATATCTGCATACTCATAGCTTATATTTTTACAATTATGGCCTATTGTTTCATTAAGCATGTTTTGATTAATTGTATTGTCTGACCATCTCCAGGATGCAGTAAAATGTCTTGCTGCATTATTAAATGTCCAAAAATACAATTTAAATTTATTTTTTGTAACAGAGTCGCTTTGATTAAAAATTAGCACTGAGTCTTCAAGACTAGTTTGGTTTGTTATTGCAAAGTCTTTATCTTCAATTGTTTTTGGCTCTACAACTTTAGTTAATTGAAAAACAGGATCTCCCAATAATGACTTTATAGAATTATGGAAAGCAGTTGGACCAGTTAAATCTGTTTTAATTATGTTTTTATTAGAGGGAAAATTTTCATAATTTTCTAAAATATGATCAATAAGATGATTTAATATAGGGCTATTTGCAGATGAAGCAAAACCCCATTGAGTAAATAATGCATCAGAAACAAAATCTAGGCAAGTTAAGAAATCATATTCTAGATCTAGCTCGCTTAGGATTGGCTTCCTGCACACTGTGTCTATATCCATATAAACCCCGCCAAGTTTATTTACTATTAGGTATCTCCACCAGTCACCCTTCATTGCCTTGTGCTTTAGCCCATTGTATATATCTGCATGCCTTTGACCATAGTTTTCTAAAATAAAATCATTACATTGTTTTTCACTCATATAAACATATTCAAATTCTGGATTTTTTTCTTTCCAAGTTTCAGTACAATTTTTAATGTATGAGGGTAACTCTGAGTAGTCGCATCCATATGTCTGAAAAATTATTTTAGGTATCATTATCTTTCCGTTAAAACTTGGTTTGAATAGTGTGCAATGCCGAATGCATCTGCAACATCAAAATCATTTAATTCTAAACTATACTTACTATTAAAGTAATCGACGGTTCTTTGCTTACGCATATTACGCAATTGATTTTTATACCAAGATTCCGCATATCCTGGGTTTGCTAATCTTATTGCAGACTTCTCATCTTTTGTCGGATTTTTGTTGCCAATGTACGCCTGCCACGAGGATGGGCCAATAGTAATAACCTTAGCACCAGTAGACATAAGCTCAGCAATAACAACTCCATAGACATAAGACAATTTTATCACAGCATCGGGTGATCTGACAAGTATTGCGCCCTCTACAACAATATAATCACTCTTTAATTCTTCTAGCATTGCATGAGTTTTAACTTTAGCGTCATAGATCTTTTCAAAAATGTCATTGCCTTTAAGTTCTATTTTTCCCCATTTTAATGGCTTATCATTTTCCATAAGGCAGAAAGCAATTGAATTTGTAGATGCGTCTATACCCAAAACCCTGTGGGCTTTTGTTTTTATTAGGCTAGCTAATGTCATCAATCATCCTTAATAAACTATCTCTTTGATCAGAGTTTTTTCGCTTTTCGCATACTGCACACATATCTTGATTATGATATACGCTTAATTGTGTCTTACACTTTTTACATTTTCTTATTACTGTTCCATTTCTAATTGCTTTTTTTTCATAATACTTTTCCATGATTCTTTTATTGGTTGCAACTCTACAACATTCGTCACAGCAATACTTTTGATTATGAGTCTTAGCATCAAATTCTTTTTGACAATCTTTATTGGAGCAAATCATATCTTTGGGATCTCAAACTTTTCTATCTGTACAGTACCAGTTAATCCAGAATAACATTCCTTTTTGACTGGGCAATATGTGCAAGGCATCTTTGATTTTGAGGCACCTGCTGGACGCATTGGAAGGTCTCCATTTTTAAAGTTATCCCAGACTTCACACATCCAAGTAAATGTATCTTCAATTATTTTAGTATTCTTTTCATTCATTGATACTGGAATGATTAATATCTCTTGAGTGTTTTTATTTTCGTAAAGAAAAAATCCTTCTTTAGCATTCTTTAACTTCATGTATGTAAGAATCTGAAGCATATGGTTGGCTGTAGATTTCATTTCAGATTGACGAGTGTCCCAGACTTCTTGCTTGGCTGTCTTGATCTCACCAATTACTGTTTCCCCATCATATTCCATAACTAAGTCAATAAAGCCTCGGATAGGAGGATACTCATTAATAATTTCTTCTTCTTCCGATTTCCACTGTGGCATAGTCTTAATTAAATTCTGTAATCTTTCATGAGCTTGAGTTCCTTGTGCCATGTTTGCTACGGCTACGGCATCGTTGTCATCAATAAAAACTGCACCAGAAAAAGCCATATACCAATATCTAGGGCAAGTTCCGTGCCCGTATCCAAGTGAGCTTGGGCTAAATGATTTCTTTGTCATTTCCCCATCGGCACGTTTAGTTTTCTTGTATGAGTCATCTAAAAGTTGTGCAAAAAGTTCTGGGTCAAAGAATTTACCTGTGTGCTTTTTAAACTTGAGGTTCTTTACAATATCTCTGCCCATTATGAATTATACCTAACGACATACTTAAGTGCATCTACAAGTTTGTCTATGGACTCCTTTACTGAATAGTAAACATTCTTTTTATTGTTATTTACTGTGCCCGCTTTATCTTTAGCAATGGTCGAGTAAACTGAAGCCATGACAGCAAATTTTGTAGACATAGCTTGAAGCTCCATGATTAAATGAGGTGCTTTTGCAGAAGGAACATCTGGATTCATCAATAGCTTTACCACAATTGCCATAGCTTTATCTAGGTGCTCATCTTTCATAAACTCATGAAGATCGTTAAATTCTGTAATGTCACTAATAAGCTCTAGTGTATTTTTATCCTCTGTCATTATAATCCTCTCGCAATTAGGGCGTAGCCAATCCATAGACCAACAATGCCCATAACTCCAGCAAATACTGGTGGGGCTGGAACTGGTAGCTTAAACACGGCAAACACGGCACCGACTCCAGCTCCTGTTAATGTTGTTAAAAAAATTTCTTTAATCATGATTGTCCTCCCAGAATTGCATTAGTTCTTCTAATACAGTCCACTCGATAATTCCAAGTCGTACCTTGGAATCTTCACCTATGATAATTTTTAATGCTGGGTGCATGTCTCTGCTTACTTTAAATGTATCAGTACATATCTTTGACCAAACTGGTTTGTTTAACGTAAAAGATTTTGAAGCTTCTTTATAATCTACAAGAAACATTTTCCATTTAGCATCACCTTTTTG